AGATAGCCCAGATTAAACAAGCACTCGAGCCGGTTAAGCCACTCGAGCCGCAAAATGCAGATGGAGCCGGTGCGACCACTCCGAAGCCCAGGGCGATAGAGTTTGTAACAATTAAAAATTAAAAAATTACAACAATGGAGAAACCAGAATTTAAGTTCATCAACCTAAACAGTGATGCCAACTTCGATGAGAAGGAAATGGCATTTCTGAAGGCTATTGATGACGCTTTGGTGGGCGCACAGGACAAAAGCGTAAAAAAAGAAGATGTGCGCAAGGAAATCGATGAAAAGCTGGCAGAGCTTTCAAAAAGCCAGAACTTTGATTTGATGCAGAAACAACTTGACAGCATCTTTGTCAAGCTGGAAACCAGCCGCCCTGCCGTAAAGGTGGACAAGAGCAAGAAAGAGAAAGCCCTTGCTGATAAGTGGGTACGTGCTTTCATTAAGCGGGATAAAACCGCAATGGGCAAAATTGAAGCCGAGTTAAAGCTTGATTCAGAAGGCAATTGGGAGCCTGGCGATGGCGGCTCTCCTTTGTTTGCTAATGGCCCCGTTACGTTGCATGATGCCGCAGGGTTCGATACCGAACAGGGTGCATACCTTGTGCCGGAATTGCTGATGGCCGAAGTGAACCGCTGGGTTGAAACCAACGGTTTGGCCCGTAGGGATATGCGTTACCTGCCTTTCAGTGGGCCGGGGAAAGAGCGCACCATTCCTTTCCTTTTGCAGAATGTTGTTGTTTCGTGGGTTGACCAGGGCGGCGTTAAGCCCAAGTCGAAGCCTTATATTGGCAAGGTTACCCAGACCCTCGAAAAACTGGCCGTTATCGTACCGATGACCGAAGAGGTCGTTGAGGACGTGGCCATTGATTTGGTTGGCCTTGTAGGTCAGTTGATCGGCGAGGCTTTCGCAGAAGAAGAGGATAGGGTATTCTTCGCAGGTGATACCGTTGGCGGTGATCCGTTTGATGGTGTTATCAATGCAGCCGGAGTGGTAACGGTAGATTTGACCGGTACATTGCAGCCGGAGCAGCTTGACCCGTTGGCATTTGACATCCCTACGGCCGCCCTTGCAGGTGGTAAGTTTTATATGCACCGCCAGACCTTGTCGGCAATCCGCACGGCAAGAGCCGCAGCCATAGCCGCAGGCGATGATGAGGGTGCATTTATCGTTCAGCAGCCCACCGTTAGCGGGCAGCCCTGGACTTTGTGGGGTTACCCGGTAGAGCTGACAGATGCCCTGCCAGCTTATTCAGGAGCCCAAGCAGACGAGGTGTTTGCGTTCTTTGCGAACCTTCAAAAGACTTGCGTTTACGGTGAGAAGATGGGTATTCGTACCAAGATTTTGACCGAGGCAAGTTTGACCGACACCACCGGTGAGAAGATCAACCTTGCAGAGCATGATATGATCGCCCTTCGTGCTTACAAGCGCGTTGGCTATGTACCCGTACTTCCTGATGGGATAGCAGTATTCCAGAAGTAGGTGTTCCCCTCCCAAACCCCGGCCAACGGGTTATTCGTGTGGCCTGTTGCCGGGGTTATTCTTAACCTAACAAAACAAAAAGATGAAAACACAAATTATAAAGAAGTGGAACAGTTTGGAGCCGGGCATCCATGACCTTCCGGAAACGATGGTTGCCAGGTTGAAAAAGAACGGGTTCGCAAAAGACCCTGAACCGCCAAAGCCAGTTAAGAAAGTAGTGGTTGAGCCAAAGAAAAAGGCAAAGACGAAAAGGGAAAAGGTAACTTACGAAAATAAAAGCCTGAAAGATGGCACTTCAGATAAGTAGAACCATAACAGGGAGCGAGCCTGTAACGCTGGCCGAGGCCAAAGCGTACAACCGTGTTTTGTTTTCGGTGGATGACAGCACGATTGAGCTGTTGATCACCCAGGCACGGGAAACATTGGAGCAGGCCACGAATTTGAGCCTTGTAGAGCAGACCATCGAATTGACGATTGATACCTATAAGGATAAATTCAGGTTACCTTACGGGCCTATTGTGAGCGTTACAACGGTAACGCTGAATACGGGATTGGGTGACGATACCGTTTCGGCTGACTACATAAGCGACAACGGCCTGATAAAGTTCAATGGCACGGGAACGCTAAAAGCAGAATACGAAGCGGGAGGCGTGGAGTTTCAGGGCTTAAAAATAGCCATGTTAGAAATGATTGCCTTTCTTTACACTAACAGGGGAACGGCAAGTGATTACCCGGCAACGGTCAAGAGGTGGATTTTAAATAATACAATGAATTCCTTTGTATGAATCCCGGACAGTTCAATAGACAGGTGATAATCCAGCGTTTGGAAACAATCGCAGACGGGGCCGGTGGCACTATCAAACAAACATGGGTGGACTTTATCACGGTCATGGCGTCAGTTGAACCAGTAGCAGCAAACCGGAGATTGAACTACAACCAGATTGTAACAGAGGGATGGAGCCACGTTCTGACGACCTGGTACATGGGAATAGCTTTAGAACCGAACGTAAGGATGAGGGCCATATTGGATGATGGTACTATAATGTTGATTCATTCGGTTATCAATAATTCGTACCATAACCGACAAATGGAGTTGGCTTGTTATGCTGACCCGATGGCGGAGAAATACACCTTTTCGGGTGATGAGATAGCGGAGTTTCTGGTAACAGAGGAATTGGAAATATTAACCACGGAAACAGG